TTTGAATACAAACTGACCATTCATTTTTTCAACAGAAAGAATGTTACATAGTTCGTTTGCTGGAGAATCAACTATTGATAGCTCCATAAGAGAATACTTCTTAATTGCAGTCTCACCCTCCACTGCATCAACACGCTTTTGAACGCCATTGATTGTGTTACGGATTTCTGCTACTGCTGCGCTAAGCACAGTGTGTTGTTCTGCCAATTCTGAAATTCTTCCATCAACGCTCTTGCTGAATGTCTCAACTGTTGATTTAATTTGATCAACTTGAGCAGCATTTGCTTCTGATGCTTTGTTCAGAGTTTCTGAGAAAAAGCCTTTTAGATCGCCTAGCATCTTTGCAAAATCAGGTTCATCAACCTCAACTTCTGATACGTCGGCTGCTTTTTCCAGAGTTTCGGCAGGAGCATCTTCTACTACTGCATCTACTGCAGGAGCGTCTTCAGCTGGTGCTGTTTCTTCAACAGCAACTGTTGTTTCTTCTACGGCTGCATCTGCGACTACTGTCTCTTCTGCAACTACGTTTTCTGTATTTTCTGACACTTCATTACCTCCTTCTGCGTTTGCCTGTTTTGCAATTGTTTGTATTTCAGGCAACGTTAATCTTGACTTCTTATATGAATCAAGAATTTTAGTTATTTCTTTTCCTTTATTTACATCAGAACTTTCTACCCAACCAATAAGTTCGGCTGGCTTTCCAGTTACTGGTGAGTCATAGTTAGAATCTTTTGACATAAAGACCTTATCTGACTCTTCGCAATAAAAAATGTTTTCTACTTCTGTTTCTGCTGCAATTCCTTTGAATACAAACTGACCATTCATTTTTTCAACAGAAAGAATGTTACATAGTTCGTTTGCTGGAGAATCAACTATTGATAGCTCCATGAGAGAATACTTTTTAATAAATCTTACTGACTGTCCTGTTGACTTGTTTACTTCTACGTCTGACTCTTTAATTTTTCCGCCGATTGAAAAACCTGTTAGCGTTCCATCAAGAACCTTTTCCCAAGTATCTTGAGCGCCTTTTGATACATATGCATCTACGTAGATGCCGTTGTAAAACTCGCCTGTAGAAGAATCATAGAATGACTCTGGCTTAAAAGAGATCATCTTTCCTACGGCATTAGGGCCGTGCATCTCACGAATGTTTCCACGGAAGTTTTCAAATGCTTCCATGCTTGCTTCTGATGTGACTAGGTCACCAGTTTGATCTAGGTTGTCTAGTGTTGCAAAACCAGAAACTGTTCTCTTCTCACGATTAACTTTAGTGAAAGGAACTGATAATGTGATGTTGTCGCCGTTAGAAGACCACAATGATTTTTCTATATTCATATGGTTTATTTTATCTATATGTAGATAAAAAGGCAAATAACTAGTTAACTAGAGTTAGTCGACTTGGCTTCCATCGCCTTTTGCATTTCTACCTTCTCCTGAAATGTCTGGCGAATTACTTTGTCTTTCTTGAGATCTGGCTCTAGTATTACCTGCCTGAGATCTAATTTCTGCTTGGGCCTGTGGCTTTAATTCTACAACTTCATCCCCACCATCCATAGGAATTAATCCCTTTCTAATTCTTACTTCATTAGGGGTAATTACCTTCATGCGTAAATATCTTTCGTCAATTTTTGACTGGGTATCTTCGTCAGTTAGGGTCAATTCGTTGAATTTAAGAGCTAAAGCATCTGTTTTTTCAGCAAATATATTATTTATCTTTTTTTCTAAAATCATTTGTGCTGGTCTACAGACCTGCTCTTTAAAAGTTTTATCGGCATCACGAGCCACAGCTAGATTAACTCCTTCTGGAGTTCCTATCTTATTAATAGGTACACGGTGTGCCAAAAGGATTTCATCTCTATTTGCTTTTCTGTAAACATTAAATGATGACTCTTGTGCACCCGCCTCAATAGGCTCCATTTTAAATTCAACCTTGGAGTCTGGTGTATCAGCTGGTAGTGGGATATATAGGGATCTATGATTTTTGCCCCTTAGCCCTACCTGGAAGAACTCTAGTAATTTTCTTTCTGACTCTGGGGAAAGCTTGGCTCCCTTTACTGTAATAATATACCTTGGGACCGCTTTGTTTTCAAAGTAGTCTAGGTTGTATTTTCCAGCAAACTCATTACCCACTAAGGCATTTAGAGCTGCAATAATATCTGGGATTCCGTAGTAGTTATTCATTGGTGTGTACTTCTTCAAATGAATAATTTCGTTGGGACGATCAAATCCTCCTGCGATTGGATTCTCTGTTTCTGTGTCTCCAAAGTTTCGGAAGTAAACAGCCTTTCCATAAAGCAATTGAATAAAGCCATCACGAAGCCTACGTACTCTCATAGTCTTTGCTGGAACGTGTCCGATATATCCAATGTTGCCAGAAGTAGTTCTACCAATTTCTAGGTAGCCGTTTCCTGTTGCTTCTAGGTCTGTGTATGCCTTTATTAAAGTTTGTGTAAATGTGTCTTCATCATTTGTTTCATCAAGCCATGACTGCAAATCTTGACGTAGTTTATTAAGCTTTCTACGAGCTCTTTCTAATTGCTTGTCATCTGTAATTGAATCAAATGCATCATTAGTCTTTTTTGTTTCTACAAAGTCGTATCCAAGGCCAACAATATTTGAGACCTTTGCATTGATTGCAGAGTAGTTGTATGTTGACACTTCATAAACTTGTGATAAATATTCTAGGTTGTATGGTGGCTCGATTAAGTCGAACATAGCATATCCAGTAACGGCTTGTGCTAATAAGTTTTGCTGCGTTCCTGTTTCTTCTTGGCCAGTAAATGCTTTTGATAACTCTCTTCCCATTTTACGTCTAAACGCTGGGCTAAGTCCTCTTACCTTTTTTAATTCTTCTTCTTGAATTTTAAACGGATCATTTGTCTTAACATCTACAACAGTGTTAAACTTCATCCAATCAGCAACATTAGAAACTTCAATGCTCTGGGTTGTGTCGTCTTCTATAAATTCCATTTTTTATCTCCCTGTATTACGAAAATTAGGATCAGACTGCAATGCTCTCATTTCGTCCTTATAGTTTCCAATATCAAAAGGGTCTGGAACAAGTCCTTGCTCTAATCTCTGCTTTTGGAACTCATAGGTTTCATCATCAACTTTTCTGCGACCCGCCAAAAATTTAGGGGCTCCTCGATCAATGCCATAGGAAGAAACAACTTTTCTAAGCTGTTCCATCTTTTCCTTGTTTCCCTTTTTTGAGGTTATAGAAAGGAAGTTTCCATCATCATCGCCAACCCACTTACCGTCAATTTCCCATACATAAATGCCAAGGGTAGTTTCTTCAACTAGCGTCTGTCTAGCATTTTTAATTTCCATAAATATTATTTTACCATTCTTTAATGTTTAAGTCCAGCTTTTTGTCAGGGCAATGTGACAGATTATACGTTTTGTTGCACAATCCAGTCATTATTATAAGGGGTAACTGAATTTTCTGTCAATTGTATAGACCAAGTATTTGAGTCTAGGACCTCTTGAATGCTTTTATATCTGTATAAATCATATTGGGATAAAGCTTTTGTTGAATCAAAGTTTGACGGATAGAGGGCAATATTCTGATATAGGGCCTCTACCGATCCAAATTGAGAGTAATTAAATCTAATATCTCCTGATATGTCGTTTGAGAAGACTATTAATACGTGATGCATTTGGCCTACTTCAAAAACATTGGCTATGCTAGTCTCGGATGTCTTATTAATCCCATTAACATATATTGCTGATACGTTAGTTTTGCTGATAACCCCTGTGCTTCTCCATGAATAATTAGATGCCGCATACCCATTTGTTAAGACTGAGCTCAACAATGCACTGTCAGTTAATGCTTTTGGAGTATAGAAGAATTGAACAGTTCCAGTTCCCGAAGTGGTACCTATTTTAAATCCAGAACCTGCTAGGGCTTTTATGCCGTTTCTTGAATCTCTTGATAAAATTGGATATCTTTGATTACCTAAAGATACATCAAATTTTGTTGGGCCCGATAGTCCTTCTAATGTTGAAAAATAATTGCCGCCATTTGTAGAATACATGACTTGATTATTGTAAAACTTAATAATCATTCCATAAAGCTTTGGAAGATACTTTGCGGAGTCTGTAGATGTCAACGTTATTTCTATATGTAGATTATAAGATGAATCTATCGACCCTATACTATATTGAGGTATTGGTCCACCATTTACGCAGGCTTGATATGTTGTTCCATCTACTGAAGTTCTTACAGAAATTCCATTGTCTCCGTCCCATTCAATTTTTGAAGAATCAATTGTAAGTCCTAGTGGGATAGTTATAAAGTCATTTATAACTACAGTTTTTGAACCAGTAGACTTTTTAATAGAAATAGAATTCTCTTGTGAATCGTAATAAAGATCATCTGTTAAAAATTCAGCCCATGGCTTATTTGCTGGGTAGGCATACTTGTATGCCGTAGATATATCGTTGTCATAAAACTCAAAAACTTCACCGCTATCTGGATCGGCAATCTGAATTGCTGGTAAGGTTTGGCCATCTAAGTAGTGTATTTGAATCCTACTAATGTCCAATGCATATCTATACGCTGCAGGAGCATTGATTAAAAAGTAATTGCTTGAATCTGGTGTGGGGCCGAATGATGGGCTAAAGGAAGTGTTTGTAAATTTAAATGAAGACAAGATTTTATTTGATCTTAGTATTCCATCTACATATAAAGATATATCTCCACCAGTATATGTAGCTACAACATGCATTGACTTTTTGAGATATGGGATGGTCCAAGATATTTCTTCTGATTCTACTCTAAAAACTAAATTGCCTTTGTCGTAGAATATACCTATATCGTTTAATGTATCTCCAAATATAGTTACTTCAGATGTAGTTGAAAGATTGGGATAGACCCATGCTTCTAGGGTAAAGTCGTTATCAGATGTATATTTATCTGCTAGCCCGCCTGTCTCTGTTGATCCATTGTAATCTTTTTCTACTGACCCAGTTATGTAATTATCATTATCTATTCTTATTGCATAATCTTGTCCTATTAAAAGAGGAACAAGATTTGTTTGTATCGAACCAAAATATTCTCCATCATTTTGGCAGCCAGAAGTATCATAAATTGTATTAGCAACTACTGCTTGATAGTCTGGGTATGCTGCAAGAAAAGCTGTGTAGCTACCAAACTCTGCAATAAGCTCAGTATATGATTCAAGCGTGTTTGCTGCTGCTGTCACATTCTGATAAAACATTATTGGATAGTCTGAGAGCACCGTATACTTATATGACATTAGATACCTGCTATTGCTTTTGCTTCTTCTTCAGTTAAACCTATCGTTTTTAATTTGTTTATCGCTGATACTAAAGTTTCATTCTCTGAATTAGGAACTACTTCTTTTGCTGTATCGGTTGAAGAATCTTTTACTCTTTGCTTTTGCTCATTTTTTGTATATGACCTAGCAACTACTTCTCCAGTTTCTGCATTAAATTCATTTACGTCAGACATTATGCTACCCCCCAAAGTCTCCATGTACCACCACTAAAAGATCCACCATTTAAACTAACATTTATAGATGTTACCGCTCCCCCAGTATATGCTCCAGAATACATTCCAGTTAAATCATATACACCAGTTCCTGTAATATAGCTACTTATTTGTCCCATATATGATAAGAAAAAAGCTTTAGGATCAGTAGAGTTAGAATTTGCAATACGCATTGATCCATTTGAACCTTGAAACGCTAGGTCCAGTGTCGGAATTCCGCTATTAAAAATAGGATTCATGTAATAAGTTTGTCCTCCATAGCTTCTAGTCCCTAATGTTTTATAATTTGTAGAATCTGTATCTGCATTTATTCTAAAAATAGGATAGTCTTTTCCTGACTGGCTTACATCTGTAAATGTCATAAATAACTCTTTATATGTTCCGCCTAATGAAGTAAATGCAACTGTTGATCCACTTGAAGAAGTTACT